GGGAATATTGGCATCCATGATTGCTGTGTGGGGCTTATTCGGATATGCGAAATGGAGGGGCAAGGTATGAGTGAGAATAAAAACGGATGGGGCGGCGCTCGTGAAGGGGCTGGCCGTAGACCTGCCGCAGCTGATGGCACCGAAAGGCGTATGCGTTCCCTGCGGGCTTCTGATGGGGAATGGGAGAAGATTAAGCAGTTCGCTAAAATCCTCAAAGATGACCCCAAGCGGGCGGATAGGATGTTGGCAATGGAATAATTTTCATAGCGAGCGGTTGGCTGGAAGTGATACTTTTTAGGCTGAAAAAAGTGATATTTACGGCGTGATTTTCCCATGTTATACTAAAAATACGGAAAAATTGTGACCAAAATCAAGGCACTGTCGATTAAGGCAGTGCCTTTTTGATGTGCTGAGAGATTGGGGATGGTGAATCGGTGGCAAGGGATTTTGCTGATGCGTTTTATCATAGTGCTGCTTGGAAGAAAGCACAAAGATTGGCGATGCAGCTCCATTATGGAGTCTGCGAGAAGTGTGGGCGGCCGGCCAAGATTATCCACCACAAAATCTGGCTGACACCAGAGAACATCAATAATCAGGACATTGCCCTGGGACAGGATAACCTCATGGCTCTCTGCATTGACTGTCACAATCGTATCCATGCGAAAGCAGCAAGCGTCAGAGAAGGTTTGGAGTTTGACGGTTCGGGGCAGCTGGTCAGAATGCAATCCCCCCCGTTCAAAAATGTGGAGCGTTTTTGAAGCTCCACCGCGCCCAGAGCTTCAAAAAACGCACAGCATAACTTTGAAGGGGGGTGTGGTGCATGGCAGAAGGAAAGAGATCCAAGAAGAAAGCGGCATCATCGGATAAGTTACCAAAAGAAGAACGGATTCGGAAAGAATTCCTGACGCTTCGGCGGAGCTTGTCAACGATGCAGCCGAAGGTGAAGAAATTCAATGAGCCGCTAATGCATCGGGCCGCCTTTATGCGCATCACACTGGAAGACTTGGAAGAGGCCATCAATCAGAATGGCCCGGTATGTGAATATCAGAATGGTGAGAACCAGTGGGGAACCAAGAAAAGCCCGGAGGTGGATATCTATAACACCATGGCCAAGAACTATGCTGCAGTCATGAAGCAGTTATTGAGTTCTATCCCCGAGGAGGAGGATACGCCCAAGGTGGATGAGTTTGATAAATTCGTGATGGACAGGTGATGCGCAGATGAATTATGTGAGAGCATACCTGGGACAGATTGTTTCTGGCGAGGTGGTGGTATCCAAAAAGGTTGAGCGGGTTTATCGAAAGCTGGTCGCCGATATGAGCGATATGGAATGCCCATGGGAATTCGATGAGCGCCGGGCAGACCATGCCGTAATTTTTATCGAACGGTTCTGCAAGCATAGCAAAGGCCCCGCGGGCGGCAGCCCTTTCATATTGGAGCTGTGGCAGAAAGCGCTGGTGGCGGCTATGTTTGGCTTCATTCACAAGATTGACGGCACACGTCGTTTCCGGGAAGTGGCGTTGATTGTGGCCCGTAAGAATGGCAAGTCTACTTTGGCGGCCGCCATCGGCATTTATCTGATGATAGCCGATCAGGAACCAGGGGCAGAAGTTTATGCAGCGGCCACCAAGAAAGACCAGGCGAAAATTATCTGGTTGGAAGCCAAACGTATGGTCAATAAATCGCCGGTTCTGCGTGCCAAGATAAAACCCTTGGTGGCAGAACTCAATTCGGATTATAACGACAGTACCTTCAAGCCATTGGGCAGTGATTCCGATACATTGGACGGGTTGAACGTACACGGTGCATTGCTGGATGAAATCCATGCCTGGAAAAGCCGGGGACTTTATGATGTCATCGTAGACGGCACCAGCGCCCGTGAACAACCCATGATTTTCATTACGTCTACGGCGGGCACTATCCGGGAAGCAGTATATGACCAAAAGTATGATGAGTATGCGAACATCATCAAAGGCTATGATGATCCGAACCTTCCGCAGGATGACCGCGTCTTACCGATTGTGTACGAATTGGACACAAGGAGCGAATGGACACAGCCGGAATGTTGGCCAAAGGCTAATCCCGGACTGGGAACAATCAAAAAGCTTGACCAGTTGGAAGATAAAGTCCGAAAAGCTCAGGCTGATATCAAGCTGGTCAAGAATCTGTTGACCAAGGATTTTGATGTGAGGGAAACCTCCAGCGAAGCTTGGCTGGAATTTGAGGAACTCAATAATGAGGCGGTATTTGATATCGAGGAGCAGGCTCCCTGCTATGCTATCGGCGGAGCTGACCTGTCTGCTACCACTGACCTCACGGCGGCGGTTATCATCTATCGGCTCAAGCATGACAATCATTTGTATGTGCTGCAGATGTACTGGATGCCGGAGGAACTTATCGAAAAGCGGGTGGCTGAGGATAAGATTCCTTATGACCTTTGGCGAGAACAAGGGATTCTCAGAGCATGTCCCGGCAATCGTGTTGAGTATAAGGATGTGACTGCCTGGTTCGCTGAGATGCAGGCAGAACATGGCCTTTATATCACATGGGTGGGATATGATCCGTGGGGCGCTCCTTACTGGAAAAGTGACATGGAAGCAACCTTCGGGGAAATCATGGAGGAAGTCCGGCAGGGTAAAGTTACCTTGTCTAATCCCATGAAGGAACTGGCGGCAGAGTTGCGGGCAAACCACATTATCTATAACAATAATCCGATTCTCAAATGGTGTATGTCCAACGTGGCCATCGATGTTGACAAAAATTTGAATATCCAGCCCTGTAAGACCAACAATCAGCGGCGGCGTATCGATGGTTTCGCTGCTCTGTTAGATGCTTATGTGGTCTACACCCGGCACTTGGAAGAATATATCAGCATGGTAGATGACCATGTGGAAGAAGGAGGTGAGTGATGCGTGTGGATTTTCGATAAAATCAAGACATGGTTGGGCGGCCCGGAAGAAACCCGGCTGGCCATGGTCAGTTCGACAGGTAATGGGTTCTATTCCTGGAATGGTGACCTTTACCGCAGCGATATTATCCGCGCCTGCCTGCGGCCGTTTTATAAGTCGGCGGGAAAGTTGGTGCCGAAGCAGGTCAGGGAAAATAGTAAAGGCGAGACGCTTATCAATCCGGATTCTTATGTGCGGGTTTTGCTGGAAGAACCTAATCCATATATGACCGGGCAGATGATGCAGGAGCGGCTGGCTATCCAGTTCAAGCTGAACAATAATGCTTTTGCGTTCATTCTGCGGGATGCGGGCGGTTATGCCCGGGAAATCTATCCCATCAATGCGGTAGGCGTACAGGCCAAGTATGACAAGAACGGTGTACTGTTTCTGGAATTCACCATGAAGAACGGGCATGTCCTGACTTTCTACTATTCGGACGTGATTCACCTGCGTCAGGATTATGGCGAGAATGATGTGTTTGGCAGTTCCAATATGGAGATGCTCAAACCGTTGATGGAAGTCATCAATGCCACAGACCAGGGCATGGTTTCCAGCATCAAGAACAGTGCTACTATCCGTTGGCTGCTGAAGTTCAAATCTCCTCTGGCTGAGCCGGATAAGAAGAGACAGGTGGAAATGTTCGCCAAAGCCTTCCTTGACCAGTCAGAGAACAGCACTGGCGTGGCCGCTGTCGATACCAAGGCTGATGCCGAGCAGATTCACCCTGATGATAAACTGCCGAATGCGGCACAGATGGACAGGGCGTTGAACCGCATCTATAACATCTTCGGCACCAATGAGGCCATTGTTCAATCGAAATATGATGAAGACCAATGGAACGCCTATTACGAGTCGGAGATTGAGCCTTTTGCTACGCAGTTTTCTCATGAACTGACCCGCAAGATTTTCTCCCGGCGAGAACGCGCTCATGGGAACCGTATTGTTTTTGAAACTTCCAGCCTGCAATATGCCAGCATGGCCAATAAGCTGAATCTGGTGCAGATGGTGGACCGTGGCAGTATGACACCGAACGAGTGGCGAAAGGTATTGAACCTTGGGCCCATCGAGGACGGCGATACACCTATCCGGCGCTTGGATACGGCTCAGGTTACAGATGGCAAAACCATGGAAGGGGGTGACGAATAATGCAGACAACGATAGAACAGGCCACTACCATCACCAAGCAAGGGGATAGAGGGAAACTCTATTTCTATGGTGATATCGTCAGTAGCTGGTGGGGGGCTTGGGATAATACAGACCAATACCCGGAACGCATCAGGGATTTCCTGTCCGGTCAGACAGGACCGCTGGATATCTACATCAATTCTGCGGGCGGCAGCGTATGCGCCTGTATGGCCATCTACAATATGCTTTCCCGTTATCAGGGAGAGAAGGTTGTCTATGTAGATGGTTTGGCGGCATCGGCGGCTTCCGTCATAGCACTGGCCGGGGATAAAGTAATCATTCCGGAAAATGCTTTCTTTATGATTCATCATGCCTGGACAAGTGCCGCGGGCAATGTCAATGAGCTGGAGAATGTGGTGGGCATGCTCCGTTCTATGGACGATGCTATGCTGTCTGTTTACGAAGCGGCTGCAGCTATCAGCCGGGATCAAATCATTGAGTACATGGATATGGAAAAATGGTTCACTGGGGCTGAGGCAGCAGAGGCTTTTCATAAGATTTCCACTGTGCCAACGGTGGAGATAACAGCACAGGCTGACTCGAAAACTATGGCACAGTTCAGAAATATCCCCGCAGGAATGCGGGCGGCTGAGCAGAGGGCAAAAGCCGCTGTGGAAGTGGAACGGGAGCACTTGCGGCTCCTGAATATGAAAGGAGGCTGTCAGTTATGACACCAGAAGAATTCAAGCGGTATCAGGACGGCAAGCAGGAAAATACCAAGGCCAAGGCTGATACGGCCAAGAAGGATAAGAAAGGTGAAGAGAAAGGAGACAAAAAATGATGCGTTACGAAGATTATAAAGCCCAGAGAGATGAGCTTATGGCCAAGGCCAATGCTGCATTGGATAATGGCAAGGTGGATGAGGCCAAAGCGGCTCGCAAAGAAATCGAGGAACTGGATGCGGCCTATGAAGAAGCTCAGGCAGAAGCAGCCAATCTGACGGCATTGAAAGATGGCGTGGCCAAGCCGGCTGCACCGGTGGCCCCGCAGGCTATTGCTGCAGCAACTGGCCCTGCTATTTCGGTAGCGCCCATGGTTGAAAACGCAAAGGCACGTGAGGACATGTACCGCACGGCTTTTGCCAAGACCTTGATGAAGCGGGCATTGACCACTGACGAAAGTGAAATTTTCGCCCAAGTCAATCAGGATGCTTTTGCTACGGTGGCTAACAAAGCGTCCGGCAATCAGGTGGTTATCCCGACCACCATGAAGCAGGAAATTTGGCAGGAAATGGCTGAGCTTCACCCCATCATTGGCGAAGTAGATTTCACCGATGTACCGGGCAATCTGGAAATCCCCAAAGAAACCGGCAACAGTGGCGATGCGGCATGGGTGGATGAAGACACTGCAGCTACCAGCGGAACGCTGAGCCTCAGTAATATAACGCTGGCTGGCCATGAACTGGTCAAGGCCATCACGGTGTCCTGGAAGCTCAAGACCATGAGCATTGACGCTTTCCTGACCTATATCACGACCAAGATTGCGGAACGCATGGGCGCTGCCATCGCCAACGCCATTGTCAGCGGTCAGGGCATTCCGGGCGTGGGTGACACCTTCAAGGCACAGCCTTATGGCATCATCACCCGCCTGAAGGGTGAAACCAACACCCCGCAGGTAGTGACCTATACGCATGGTGGTAGTGTGGCTTATGCCAATATCACGGCGGCTTTGGGCAAAATCAAGTCCGGCTATATGGACGGTGTAAAGATTTACGCCAAGAACTCCGATATCTGGAATCAGCTGGCCAACATCACTACCACGCAGAAACAGCCCATCTTCATTCCGGACCCCACGGGACAGACCATTGGTCGTCTCTTTGGCCGGGAAGTTGTGGAAGAAGATGCAATTCCGACAGGCTCCTTCCTGATTGGCAACGTGCGTCGCGCCTATGTGATGAACCGCAATCAGGATGTGTCCATCTACACCGAAGAACATACACTGGCCCGCAGCACGGATTATATGGGCTATGCTATTCTTGACGGCGACCTGCTCACCACCAAGGCTTTTGTACTCATTGAAGAAGCAGCATCTTAAGGAAAGGAGGCGGCAGTGATGGATATGACCTTGTTAAAGCAGCATCTGCGCATTGACGGGAATGAGGAGGATGAACTGCTTCAAAGTTACATCGATGCCGCCGAACTCCTGATTCGCCGGGAGACGGGCAAGAATTATGTGCTGGATGCTGGTGAATATGTGGATATTGCTGGGGATATGCTCTTCCAGCAGGCGGTGAAGATGCTGGTGGCTCATTGGTATGAGTGCAGGCAGCCGCTTGCTACGGCGGTGGTCGAGGTGCCTTTTGCCGTAACGCAGTTGACCAGTCAAATAGCTATGGGTGGCGCTTATTATGCGGAAGATGAATCCGCTGAGGAAACGGAGGGAGATCCATGAGAATGAAAGGTACTCTGATGAGAACGACCATGGATGACCTCACGGAACGAATCAGCATTGTCTATCATGCCAGGACGCGGGATTCCTGCGGCAACATTGTAGACGGTGAAGATGAAGTCCGCTGCATGGTATGGGCCAAGGTTTATCCTTATGGGGCACGTATTCAGGAGGGCGGCGTGGAGCGAATGAACCAGGTGGACTACCGGGTGATTGTCCGTTACCGCACCGATATTCTTCCAGATGATGAAGTCCTATGGCGCGGCAAGAGGCTGCGTATGATAAAACCCGCCTATGATGCAGAATCTGCCCGTACATGGACGGTGCTGGAGTGTCAGGAGGTGTTGGCTGATGGGGCGGCAACGTAAAAATCATTATCGTGATAAAAGCTTTTCCCGTGGGCATGTGAGCACCGCCAAGACCGAGCAAGTGCTTAAGGAACTGGGGAATCATGTTCTTGAAGCGGCAAAGACGGCTTTAGGCCAGGCGGCTGAGGCTGTTGTCCGGGATGCCAAAAGCCGGTGCCCTGTTTATGCGGGACACAAGAAAAATGGCAGGACCTATATGGCAGCCGGAGTGAATCCGGGAGCATTGCGCGACTCCATCAAGGCAGAACCGAACAGCAAGGGAACAGTCTACAAAATCAGCGCTGATGCAAAATCTAAAGATGGTTTCCTCTATGGCCAGATTGTGGAATTCTCCCCGCGGGTGAATCGGCCGTTCTTGTATCCGGCGTTGGAGGCAAATAGGGAAATGGTGATAAGAAGCGTATCGGATGCTATTCGGCAGGCAATAGCAAGGGGGAGGTAACGTGGAGACTATTGAACTTGAAGCACAAGTTTATACGGCGTTGACCAATGATTCAGCCTTGGTTGCATTGCTGGCTAAGGGAGCGAAATCCGTATACCATTTACAGGCCCCAGGGGATAAAGAAGACCGTTGCCCATTTCTGGTTTATACCCCCATTTCCGATGTTCCGGCATTAGCTGGAGATGATGGGGAAATCAGTCATCGAGTGACAGTCAGAATTCATATCACCACGCTGGATGGTCAGTATGGTGGTATCTATCGGCAAGTTCATCGGATTATGGAGGGACTGGGCTTTTTTAGAGTTCAGGCCATTCCTTATATGGAAAATGGTGAAAAAACATTAATTGTAGATTACAGGATAGGAGTTGATTCAACGTGGCAACAGTAGGTCTCAAGAATTTGTATTATGCAGCCCTGTCCAGCGACACTTCCAGCGGCGCCACTTATGGCACGCCTGTGAAGATTGCGGGGGCCGTCAGTGTGGATATTAACCCGAGCGTGAATTTCGCCACGCTCTATGGCGATGATGCGCCTTTTGCTGCAGATTCTTCCATGTCGGAAATCACCGTGACGATAGAATCCTGCGACCTGACGCTGGAGGATCAGGCGGCTTTGCTGGGCCATACGGTGAATTCCACCACCAAGCAGCTGGAGGCCAAGGCATCTGATACGGCACCTTATGTGGCGCTCATGTTTGAAGCCAAGAAACATAACGGGAATACCCGCTATGTGAAGCTCCTGAAAGGCAAGTTTGCTCCCACACAGGAGACCATGCAAACCAAGGGCGAGTCGGTCACTTATACCACGCCCAAGCTGGAAGGTCGCTTCGTGGCCAGAGAGTATGATGGTGCCTGGAAACGTGTCGTAGATAGCGACAACACGGAAAGCGCGACTTTGATTACGGGATGGTATTCGGCAGTAGAGCCGTCTTGATGATGTTGGGCGGCAGGGCGAATACCTGCCGCCGTTTTTTTTGAGGTGAATGATATGGCAATGAAGAAAGAAATGGCAATTCCCAGTATTACTCTGATTGATGGTAGAGAAGTAACTCTGCCCAGGCCAAATATGAAAATGTGGCGCCGGGTGGCGGAATATGATGAGCTGGACAAAACTGACTGGACTATATCCAAGCTCATGACAGAGCACGCTGCAGTGATTGCAGAGATGTTCGGTCTGGAATCTGCTGATGATATGGACCCTGCCGATGTGCTGCCCATGTATATGGAGGCGGCGGGCTATGTTATCGGCGTGGCAAATGAGAAATTGAAGAAGCTCCCAAACGCCGAAGCGGAGGAAGGGTAATAGACCTTTCTCCGTATGAGCAAATGCTCCGGCTCTATGCCAGGTATCAGGAAGCATACGGCTGGACAGTACGGGAGATAGATGAAACCGATATGGGCTTTCTGCTGGATCAGCTTTGCGTCCTTGAGCGCATAGAGGCTGGCAAAGATGAAGCGTATATAGACGATATTCTGTGAGGTGAGGGCATGGCTAAAAAGGACGCGATGGGGCAGGAGGTGGATTCCCTCTACCTGTCCTTGGGGCTCAATGTTGCAGACTTGGAGATGGGCTTTCAGACGGCCGGGCAGACTGTCCGGCAGGCTATGTCCAGGCTTAATAGCGAAGCTAATCAGATAAGACTCAAGGCGGATATTGATGTGACCCGCTTGGAAGCAGCAGGAAAATCCGTGGAGGCATTGAAGGCTCGTGAAAAAGCACTCAATGATGAATTGGCGGTGCAGCAGAAAAAGCTGGAACTATTGAATCGGGCTTATCAAGCCAATGCCAAAACTTATGGGACAGACCATTCGCTGACCAGAGGAGTGGATACCAAACGCCTTTATCAGTTGAGGGATATAGAACGGCTCAAGGCACAGATAGGTGCAGTCAATGGAGAACTGGCCAAAACTGGCACGGCATCGACATCGGCACTCGGAACGCTGGCCAATGGCTTTAACACCGTTACAGGCAAGGTCACTGGTACTGTTGGTGCTATCGGAAAGCTCAATACTGCTATCACTGGTGTTGTCGCAGGGATAACGGCAGGTGCAGGTATATTTGCGCTGACTGACAAGGCGATGATGGCGGGCGAAAACCTTTATAAACTGTCAACACGCTTGCAAATGACGCAGGCAGAAGCATCAAAACTCTCAAAGATTTTTCAGTTATCTGGGACTGATATTAATAGCGTGGTGCCGATATTTGCAAGGATTGACAAGCAAGTCTTAGCGTCGGCTAAAAGCCAAAACTCACTGTCAAAAGCGATGTCGGAGTTTGGTTTTACACTCACAGACAGTAATGGGAACCTGTTATCTTATGATCAGAAATTAGCACAATTAGCAAAAGGGTATCAAAATGCAGTCAAAAGCGGACGTGAAGCCGAGTTTGTCACGAATGTCCTTGGTGCAAAAGGTGCGGCTCTTATCTCTGTATTACAGGATTTAGGAACAAACCTTGAAATTGTTAATCGAATAAAAGGCACAGGCTTACTAAATAAAGACGAGGCACATCAGCTCTATATAGAATGGCAGGCTATGCAGATGCAGGCAGGCCAGCTCACAGGAGCAATAGGGCAGGCATTAATGCCAGTCGCAAAAGAGCTGATGCCGGAGATAACGCAAGGATTCAAGGAGTTTGCAACGTTAATTGCCGACAATAAAGACGGAATCAAAGAGTTTGGTTCTGCCGCGGGGACAGCAATCGGTGGTTTAGCATCATCAATCACCACAGTTATATCATTGCTCGGTGACATGAAAAAAGGATTTTCGGATATTGCTGGCAGTACGGATAAGATTCAAAAGCTCAAGGAAGACGGGCTGAGTGGCTATCTGAATCAGGGCAAGACGGCAGGCTTAATCGCTGGCGGAATGGTCGGTGGCGCATATGGCGGAACTGCAGGTGCTGCGGCTGGTGGTGCGATTGGCGCAAATATTGGTGAATCAATCTATGCTAATGTGGGTTGGTTCCTAATGTCTGACGAGGAAAAGGAAGCCATTGAAACGCGGCGCAAGCTCATGGATGAGCAAAAAAAGGCATTTGAAGAATATAACAAACAAGTTGTAAGCAAGCAAAAAAATACGGTCGGCGAATCTGTAAAGCTTGAGCAAGATGCCGCAAAGATTAAAGAGGATTTGCAGGACAAGCTTACTCATGCTACCAGTCAGAAGCTGAAAGAACAATTAGAAGCCATTAAGGATAAAGTCGAAGCATCTGTTGCGGAGGGAAAGACTGAGGCTGCGGCATGGGTATCTGTAGCTGATGATATTAAAAAGGCAATGAAAGATGCTGCCAAGGAAGCACAGGAAGCCAATAAAGCTCTTGACCGCAGTATCTATAAACTTACACATAGCGATTACGACAATGCGCTGAAAGATATTGACTATTCCGCGGAAGACACACTCAAAAAAGGTGCCGACCCGGCAAAAGTCGCAAGGGAAGCTGAATTAAAGCGGGCAAAGGTTATCGAGGATGCGGCAAAAGAGACAGCGCAGTATCTTGATAGTGTCTATGAAGATTCGCTGACTCAGCGGCTCAATCAGATTGACCGAGAGCGTAAGGCATGGTTGAAAAAAGGCATGGACGAAGTCGCAGCGACGCGGGCGGCTGAACAGCAGAAAAAACAGGCGGTCAATGACAGCGTCAAGAACATGTTTACCAGTCAAAAGAAGTATCTTGCGCTGTATCGTAATGCTATGGCTGGAAACATCACGGCTGATGGTGGCGGCTTTTATGATTTTACCCAATCCCAGGGAGATAGACAGCAAAATGCGATTAAGGCTATTCAGAGAGCAATGATGGCCGAAGCTGGCGTTTCTCCGAACGAGCGAACCAATATGGCCGAAATTATGGGATTTCAAAAAGCTATGAAGGAAGCCAATAATTGGGGAACAGGGTTGATTTCGGACGGTAGTTCGCAAGGACTTTCCGAGTTATCAAGCACTTTGGCACAAAATAATGAACAGACGATTGGTATTCTCGATCAGATTAACAGCCAGGTGCCGGAGGTTAATTCTAACTTGTCACAAATTTTGGGCGCGCTAGAACAAAAAGGGCAGAATCCACCGGAGATTAATGTCAATCCCTCGATAAATGTTAATCTTGGTGGCGCCTACGTATTTGACAATGCTATGAAGCAGCGGCTGACGGACGATATTACAAACAACGTCGCGAGCGCTGTAACCAGTGCAGTCAATGAAGCTACCAGTCGAATAAATACCGGTTTCGGAAACTAGGAGGGCAGCTATGAAGATAAAAATAAATGATATCGAAAGCTATCGCTCTCCAGAGAGCCTTACAGTAAATGTAGATGACCGCATAGAAAAGGTGCCGCTCATCAACGGAAACACGGTGCAGGATTACGGTCACATAGAGGATGGCGATTCCTTTGTGGTTTCCTGTTTATTCTCAAAGACGAATTTTAATGCGGTTTTAGCACTATGGAGGGCACGTCAAAAAGTTACTTTTACAGACGATACCGGGGACATTTGGGAGAATTGTCGGATCGTCATTCGCTCATACAAATACGAGCCTCGGTTTCCGAATTACGTTACGTTGGATTTTGAAATTTGGAGGTGCTGAAAATGGCAAACGCATACATCAATCTTTACATGAATAACCCCACGGCAGGCGGTACGGACGGAACGGCAATTTCTACGGACGGAACGTATACCAGCCCTTTGACGGTTTCGTTGGACGCGGCTATAAACGAAAGTAAGACGGTTAAACTGGCAGTGAGAACGGAAACCGGCTACACCACCACGGGGAGCACAACGATTTCCGATAATGGGGATACAAACGACCGCTGGAAATTGTGTTTGACGGAAAATGGTACATTCACGGATAGTATTACGATTAGCAATGCTATCACCGATGTAAATACGGTTTTTTATGCAAAAGCGTCGAGCGCCGACACGGAAGTTCCGTCCACGGATAGGAGCGTTTCCCTTCGAGTGGCGGCTACGATTGCGGCGGTGTAATAAAAAACGGGGAAGGGGGGGAACGGGGCTATGAACCTGAATCAAATTGCCTCGTGGTTGCCATTTGACAAAACAGTAACACAAGACGTCTTATTAAATAATTGGACAGCCTACGGGAACCCAGAGTTGTCAACTAATTCGAAAAACGGAAAAGCATTGCAATTAAACGGGAGCAGTTATTTAGTATCCGACGATATTGAACTGGGTGGTCAGGATTTTTGTGTGAGAATGTGGGTTTATGTTGACCCGGCCTCCCCAGCGAACGCCTGTATCTGTACCATTTACAATCCGGACAATAACTACCAGCTATTGTTAATCCAAAGGGACGGGACAAGCAATAATCTAAAAATTTGGGTGAATTCGAAAACCGATGTTTCTCAGGGCTACGGATATTCTTATACCAATTCAAGCGAGGCCGTCGGGAATTGGGTATTTGTGCAGTTCGTCAAATATGGTACTTATAAGAATTTATATGTCGGTGATAATGGGGGGTACACAGCAAGCGGTCCAATACAATATGACCGGCAAAAGTTCAGAATTTCCGTTGGTGCTTTCAGTAACGGAAATCAAGCGCTAATCGGTTACATTGACGAGTTTATAGTTGAGGACGGTACGAATTTTCAGTATAAACTTTCTGAAATAACTTCCGGTTTTTATCAAAACATAGTGTTTTACCCTAAGACCATCAGAAAAGTAAAAAACGCGTTGACACTTATCCGGTACGAGAACCCCGGCAGGGCTGACCTTTTAACCGTGACGGGCGGGACTACTCTCACCGATTTACCGCCGGAGCAGTCTGTGACGGGGGTTGCGTTCTACCAGCCAAATCAAACAGCTTGTTTCGGTATTCCGGCGGCCGAGGAAATTTGGATTCGGCTTGATATCTATACCACGGCGAGTTACCAAAATAACGACCGTCTAAGAATTTATAGCAGTGACGGAAACGGGGTAAACGGCTGGAGCACACACGCAACAATCGCGAATAACTATATGTTATGGCATAACAATACCCAGCAAAACGGACCAAGTTATTTCGCGAAAAATAAATTACAGTCGATGTTACTTCACATGAAAAGCGGTGCCAGTGATGGCGTCGTTGAGTATTGGTTTAGTAATGGTGACAGTGATAGATACACCGGCAATGTCAACAACGGGGCCGATTTTGCAAACGTCTATATTCAAATGGACGGGAGTAATATTTGGGTCAGCAATTTAATAATTTCTAATGCGGAACTGACTTTTGCGGACGGGTTCAATGTGGCGTTTTTTGATATGGAAAGGCTTTTGTCCCGGTCGCTGACTCTGCCGTTTGATACGGAAAGAATTGTCAACAAAACATGGAGATATGAAAATTATGGCACCGCAACATTATTGACGGTCGCCGGGGATACACTCACAAACCTGCCTATTGAAAAATCCGGAATTCGGAGTGCGTTTTGGCAGAGCGGCCGCGTCGGTTGTTTCGACATTCCGCCCGCAAAAGAATTATGGGTGAAGTGGGATTTATATTATACTGGCTCCGCAAAGTGGCGTGTATATAATCGTGAAAATGGGAATGATACCGGCGTGGCCCGGCAGAACGACGCGACTTCGCTGGTTTGTTATATCAACGGGCCAACGATGGTCAACGTCAAACCGGCAGGCACCATCACAAAAGCCGCCCGTAAGACATATCTTTTACACATGGTTTCCGACGCAACAAACGGTATCATTGAATTATGGGTTGATGGTCAAAAACATTATAGCGATAATTTCCAAAGTCAAGGGCTCGTTTATAAAGGCAATGTAAACAACGGCGATTATTTCACCGGTCTTTATATGCAGTCCGATAATAATACAAACCTTTTTTCAAATGTTATTATCAGTGATGGGCAGATTGGTCTTGACGAAAACACATGGCGGGAAACGGATGCCGAGCGTGTTATCCATACGTCCGTAACACTTGATTTCGATACGGTGCGACAAATTGTTTCGCGGGAAACCCCGGTAAATGCAGACTTTGATTTATCCCGTGTGATTGTTACCTCGACGGGGGTTATCGCTGACACGGAAAGAGCGTTATTTTATGGCGGTTATTTAGATGCCGATATCGAAAGAAAACTGCAAAACGCGGTCACGGTGGATTTTGATACCCAGCGCCGGTTGAAAATCCCGGTTGTTAATTATCACGACACGGAGAGGACTATTCAATACTCCGCGGAAATAACGGTTGACGTTCAACGCGTGGTATCGAAATTCGTGGAATTTAATTGCGATATCTGGCGCCAGTTGCCGCATAAAATAAATGGGAACTCATCTTTTTTGCAGAGTGTCACTATCGGCTTGCAGGAACAGCAGTTGACGGACAGCCTGTCTTTTGTTATGGCTGGCGACATTGGAATTATGGAGGCCGTTGACTTCCAAGCATGGGACTATAATTTGATGGGGCGCGTCGAGCAAACCAGCAAAAGGGGCGTCCTTATATCCTGTCAATGCACTTGCGATATCGACGAAATATTATATCGTCAAATGGCGTATACAATCCCGGGGAATGCGTTTGAATGGACTTACGAATATAACGAGGCTTATAACAATTACAAGTCGGAACACCAAGACGAAGAAATCAACAAAATGCCCTCCGCCCCGGCGAGTGCGCATATAACGGCCATCGCGCAAGCACTCGGAAAATCCGTGGTCATTCAATTTGACGATTGGATTTCCACAATGACGACAGACGTTAAATCCGGCACGAATTACGGCGGGTTGATTGAGGAACTTTTCGGCTGGACAGCACGTTTGCCGCATATAATGATAAATTGTTATATGCGCGGAAATACAATTTACGCGGTTCAACGTGGCCACGAAAATAATACCTTTTCGCTGGACGATAAAAAACTCACAGTTCATACGGTTGTCAAAAAACTGGTTCGGACGACATGGGGCTCTGACCCGAACAACAATACAGAAGTTGAACCCCTTTATAAATCATGGACCTCCGAGGATTTGACGCCGTGGCCACCGGAGGAAGAAATTGACCCGCCCGGCGGCGGTGGCGCTATTCATGACAATAACGGGCTTGTGCAGGAGACGGAAGTTGTTCACGGTCAAGAACGTGTTATTACGACGTATAAATACGAGGATTTAGGCGGCGGGCAAAAGTTTTTATCCGAGGAAAAAACGGTCACAATAATTGGGGACCAGCGTGTGGACGAAGTGACGACATATCACAAGCCTGTTAGTTACGGGCAGGCGCAAGTTTATTCTACGGACGAGGAAGGCGTTTTAGGGACCACGGTATCGCCTACAAATTTCGACGACCGCATATCCCCGTATCGATATCAGCAGATGGCGGCCGGGGGTTATACTGCCGCATTCGCTGGCGGTGCTTATGACGAATACGGGAATTATTATACGGCCGTTTATGACGGTCAGGGAAACCGTTATTTAGTTACTGGTCATACGGCTCAAAAAGAGCAGATAGGCCAGCGGACGCGCCTGAATGCCTATGCGCTTTTAGATACGTCCTTCCCGGTAGACGGGTATGATAAGTTATCGTATCTCACAGAACAAATAAAATGGCTCGACCGTAGAACGGAGGAATCCGTTACTTTAGAACTTTATGATTGCCCGCATTTGGTTGACTTTAACGATAGAATTATTTGGCATGGAAATGTCTATTTTCTGCGGTCAAATACCGCAACAAGAACGGAAACTATTGTGAACCGGCAGACTCTTGAATTTGTGAGGTGGTATTGATGGTCGATTTAAGGAATATGAAACAGGCGGTCAGCAATATGGTGACAAGCGCTATCTACGTCACAACACAAAATCAAAAAGTAAAACGCGGTGTCGTCAGCGGTGGAAACGTGGTTATTGGAAATCGCGTTTTGCCATATACCGCGGCCGTGGATATTTATTTCGCGGACGGGGATTCGGTGTGGTGCCTTATTCCGGACGGCGGTAGAATGGCGGTGGTCGTTGGTGTCTAAAATCAATGTGCCAAATGCCATCCGTTATCTTTACCCTGCCACCGTTGAAAGCGTCGGCCTCGGCACCGTTACGGCGGGCGGCCGGGTGCTACGGACGATTGGAGACGTACAGGTCAGACCGGGAGACCGGATTTGGACAGACGGGCGGGTGGCCTATGGCCATACGCCACCGCGGGAGCAGGTTAACCCGCCCGCCGCTTTTTCCGGAGTTCCTTTTATCGGTTGGCCGTGGGGGGCGGGTAACTGGTATCAGGGATATTATACGGACCGCGCTATTCGAAAGCCTAAACATATCGGGCCAATGACAACGAGTTCTTTTTTAGTGAATAACGGTCGCAGTCTATTCCTTGAACAGCCAGCACCGGGGCGGGCGGTGGTAGACGCTGAAATTCTATCCAACGATAAGGGGACCCCGATTGGGTATTCTATTGCAACGGTGCCGGAAGGGGAGCAGATTTGTAGCGCAAACAATAGCGAGATTTTTATTGAAAATAGCCTCGGCACCCGGTCCGAAACTATTGCAATTAAAGACAATATTTTCGTCAACGCGGCGATTAGCGATTTTGTGAAAATAGCTGGCACGGACGATTATAAATTCGGCGGCCTGTTTTCGTCGCAATACCTGTACTTTCGATTTACAGACGAAAAAGGGAATTGGGAATTGTTAGTAGGGGTTTCGGTGCGGGGGTTAAGTATTTGTCATACAGTTCCGCAGTCCGTAGGGCGGCCGTTATTCCACACATACTCCACTCTTAGCAGGGAGATAATAAGCCGGGAACCGTCTATTGGTGCAACGGATATCGTCTCTTGTTACGAAACAGTTACATACAGCGGCGAGCAAACAGGGCATGAGGACCCCGGCGACTCGACAGAATACTGGGAAAGTGTGGGACGACTTTTTGCCGCGGTGAAACTGGATTCTTCCGGCCGGGCCACCGTAGTTCATAGGAATTACTATAAAGATGCAGGGGCTTATTACACGACGACCGGGTGGGAGCCGGAGACGGAATCACACGACGCATCGGAGGACGCCGATGTTTTTATTGGTCCGGGGAGTGCGGGGCCAGTAGGGACACCGTTTGACGAGTATTTTAACAGTTCCGCGAACCACGGTGGCTCTTATTCATATTTTGTAAAATACGCAGTACCGAGGGCCGACGAGGACATAACAGGCGCCCCGCAAGTGGGATTCGCGAGCGGGCTTTCCGGGGTAACATCATGGACGTATTATAACGCCATTTCGCGGGTCACACGCTTTCCGAGTGTATACAAGCTAAATGATTTATCTACGGCCCTGCCGGACGGGTTTTCCGCTACACTAAAAGCGCAAGATGGCAATGGCTACGGCGCCCTCAGTATTGCGCAGGGTTCTAATAGGGTAATTGACGATTATAGGTTCCATGGGAACTGTTGGCTTGATACAAGGTACGGTTTAGTTCACGGCGGTACGGAGCTTTCATACTGGTTTTTTCCTCATATCAGTTGTTACAAGTTCCCGAATTCTCCAAAAACACTAGCGGCGGATTTTGGGGATAGGTTGCTTATGTGTCAAAATGGTCAATGCGATTATTTAGATACACATATTGCCAACACGCGGCTCCGGCGGATGCGCAAAATAATAAGAACCCCGGTTTCGCGGCCGGGCCAAAACACAAATAATTCAAATTAGGGGGTGATTATTTTGGACGTGCAGAACTTAATCCGGTTTTTCCTGCCATCAACTTTCGAAGTAAAACTAGGGGGAATGACTGGCGTGTTGGGGTTTATCGGCACCTATCTTTTCGGTACATGGAACAGCGTTTTGGAGTGTTTGGTTTTTGCAATGATAATAGATTATATCACCGGCCTTGCGGCGGCGTATTTTAACCCATTGCTGAAACTGGACAGCCGAATCGGTTTCCGTGGTATTATCAAAAAGGTTTTTATTATTGCGATTGTGGCGTTTACGCATAAACTGGACGCCGCCCTTCAAGCTCAATTAGTATGCACAATGACGACGTGGTTTTTTATTGGGATTGAAGGTTTGTCCATTGTGGAGAACGCGGCAAATATTGGAATTCCTATGCCTCAAAAGCTCGTTGACACGCTCAAACAGGTAAAGGGGGACAGCTCCAATGGAACTAAAAAATCTAAGAGAGCTTAACTTAAAACAACAACTTTTATTCTGCGAAAGTTATCTCCCCGACGCATGGGAGTATCTAAACGAAACCATAATTAAGTTACCACAATATGACGATAACGACGAATTGGTGAAAAAGGAGGACGGTTATAATGGTAAAGGGCGTTGACGTATCAGAGAATAATGGTGTTGTGGACTGGCCGGCGGTGGCGGCGGCTGGCCAGCGTTTCGCCATCGTGCGGAGTAGTTACGGCCGGTATAGTAAAGATGAGGATTTCTTGCGGAACGTAGATGGCGCCCATTCCGCAGGCCTGTCCTGCGGTGCGTATCATTACAGTTATGCACTGAACCCGGAACAGGCGAGGCAGGAAGCACAGAGTTGTAAACGGATAATTGATGAGGCAGGTGTGCTCTTAGAATTGCCGGTTTGGTTCGATGTGGAGGATGCGGACGGGTATAAACGGAGACACGGGTTCGACTTCTCCCGGGAAAACATCACAGCCATTTGCCAGGCGTTCCTGGAGGAAATCAAGCCCTTGGACTGCGGCGTGTACGCCAGCCTCAGCTGGTTCGAGAACTATATAGACTGGCAGTCTTTGGGCTGCGCGATATGGAATGCGCAGTGGGGCAAGCAGGACGATTTGAAAGGGTACATGTGGCAGTATACAGACAGTTTAAATATCGGCGGAAAGCAATTTGACGGGAATATCATATATCTCGACTTATAAATTAAAAAAAAGGAGATTGTTGGCGGAAGATTATCCGGCTGCATATCTGCCAGGTCTTACGACCGTTATTATAACGACGATATGAGTTATCGCCGTAGCCGTGATAATCGCGACAGCGGGCTGTGATGCTTATCATCACAGCTTCTTTTTTGCTGTGGTCACGAATATCCCGTGACCACAGCATGACCGCAAATATATTTAGAGGGTATTTTTTTTCGTCTAAACGTGCTAATATAGATAAGCAATGCCAATAAATATAGTAGAAAATAAACAATTCTAAAGAGAAAGTGAAAGGGACGGTCTTTGTCATTAACGATCGTGCGGGCCTGTACTAATAGGATATACTCAACTATACATAGGGGATGCGATGTTGTTGAAGGTAAAACAACCCGTTGAGCAGCGCGACGCAGAATTAAAAGCTTTGGAAGAATCCCATAGAGCATAAGCGATTATGATGTAAAATGACTTGTCCATTATTATGGATAGGTCATTTTACTTTTTAGAGGGCAAATGCTAAAATGAGGGCAAGGTGGTGAGGGGGATG